CCCCAATTACAAAAAGATGTTCTCATAATGTCTTTTTCTAAGTAAGGTTCTATGTAAGTAGACTTTAATTTTTGTAGCACTCTATACTGACGTACTAAACCGGCTAACCTATGATTTATATTTACTAAGGCTACTTCATTCCATGATGGAGCGCCTTTAGGGGTTTTAATTGGTGACTCTATTCCCATCCCCTCAAAAATCTCACCTATTTGCGCAGGGCTTGCAATATTGAACTCCTGTCCGGCTAAGGTGTAAATTTGTTGTTCTACATCTTCTATTCTTGATACTAAAGATTTCAAGGATGTTTCAGCGTATCCAGTATCAACAGATATACCTAATCTTTCCATTTGGAATAAAACTTTAGTAAGCATACATTGTAAGTCAAAGACTTTTTGCTGCTGTGTTTTGTTTATGCGTAATAAACAATCTTGATATAACTTTGCGGTTAAATTAACATCTTTCTTACAGTATTCTCCTAATAAATCTATAGGGGCTTCAGAAAAATCTTTAAACCATTTATTGCGGCGCAATTCCTTTTTTGTGTCTATGTCATATTGAACCGCCGCTTGCCCATATCTTCTTCTGGCTGTTGCAGTTAAATTTAATTCCCTTGTATCAGAATGTTCCGTAAGCCTAACCATAACAATAACATCAATTAAAGTTTTATTACTAAATTTTACCCCTTCCTGAGATAAAAAATGTAGATCAAATTTAAGGTTATATCCAATAAAAGTGGTTATTGATGAAGTTAGAAAGTTAACTAACTCTTTACAATAAGCCCTATCCAAATTCTGGTTACTATCTTCACCAGAGTGTAGAAAGGGATAATACTGCAACAAACCATTATGTTTAGGTTCCCCGATACCTATACCACAAAGTTGATTAAGACCGTAATAATCAAGCCCGTTGGTTTCTACATCAATAACAACACTTTTATCTTCTAATGTTACCGCCTTTAGTTGTTGTAAAGCATCGGTAAAATTATTATTGTTAACTAACATGATAAGTTTTATATACTTATCTTAATTAAAATAAATTAGTTTCGTTCTTGAGAGACTCACCAACATATTTCCCATAAAAATACTCTTGTATTGAGTCTACAGTTTCAGCTTGTGTTAATACATCATCAGGTATTCGTCTTTCATCTAATGTCGGAGAAATAAAATACCTAGTATCTATACCTTTACCCTCTCTCTTCATTTTCATTACAACTGTGTTTAAAGCACCCTCATCATCATAAATTGGTGAAATTTGCTGCTCCCAATTCGTGCGATTTGTGGTAATAATGCGTAAACCGTTAATTTCCTCTTTAAACATCTTTTTACCGCCGAGGGTTTCGGTTTCTTCCCAAACACCACTCTCCACTAAATTCTGGTAATCATCACTTACTACTAATCTATGCTGTAAACTATGATAAACTTCATGGATATATACCCAAAAAGATATTTTCATTCTACTTCTTACATCGTCAGGAACATGGCTATTGTCTACATCTTCATGGTCTAATACCGACTCAAATTGATTTGGTCCTGTGGGCCATGTATATAGAAAATAACTATCCACCCAACGCTTTTCTAGTTGTTGTTTTTCAGGGGAATCGTCCCCAGAAGCTAACATATTAAAAAACACAGAATCTCCCGGTTGGAAAAAATATTCTACAAAACGGTTTTGATCTTTAGGTGGTGATAAGGGTTTACGTTCGTCAAATGTTATAATACTCATTTTTGTTCTCCTATTAAAATTAAATATACTTTTATTTTTTATTACTAAATCTATTTCTTCGTTATTACGTATGTCTTGAAAATCTTTATATTGATTCGGTAACTCTACAAAGGATACCATAAATTGTTTATCCAATGCAACTTTCAGTTTAGTCCCTGTTGTTTTTAAGGCTCTCTCTATCCCCTCTTGGCCTGCGTTATCATTATCTAAAGCTAGAATTATTTCTCTAGGATTTAACTTCCCTAATAAATCTATCTGATACTTCGACACAGAGGCCCCTAGAACCGCCACAGACGAATAATTATGCTGGTTAAGCCATATTGCATCTAAAGCACCTTCTACGACCACTATAGTGTCGGTATCGGTTATTTGATTTATACCAAATAAAATGTGTGATTTTTTAAAATGTTTACTAAATAAATATTTAGGGGTAGCTTCCCGCCTTCTTGTAATCCAACCTAATATATTATTTGGGGCAGAATATACGGGTAGTACAAAGTCACCGTTTGTATTTTGTTTGCAATCCCATTTACTTAAAATATCTTTAGCAAATCCCCTGCTGTATATCCAATGGTCATCACAAAGGGGACTTAAACCTTCATAAGATTGGGGATAAACAATATCTTCTTCTTTCGACTGAAGTTCCTCATCAAAGAAACTCGAGTGTACTATCGGTATATCTAATAAACCTTTTAAATGTTCTATTGGTTGTTGGGACACACCGCTGATTAAAGATAAAAGACTACCCTGACCACAACCGGCATAACATATCCAAACACCTTTTTCTATGTTTATAGAACAAGATGCTCGTTTATCTTTATGCCCCGGTAAAGGGCAATTAATAACAAACTGTTCTGAAGAAGGTATATCAATTCCATACTTTAGTAGCTGAGTATACCAATCTACCACTATCTATCCTTTTTGGCTTTCCTTAAGAAAAAAGCTATTTCGTTAGGGTAACCATCAGAATCACGAGCGATTCCTTCTTTTATCATGCCAACTGTTATATCTATCTCTTCCTTACTAGTCGCCTTACTTTTTCTTGTTGTTACTACAATATCATCTTCATTAGTAAATAAATCAAATAAACCCATTTTTAACTCCTCGTATATATCTAAAACTTTTCATCATCATATTCAGGTCTTTCTTCAATATTACCATTATCTACGTCCCAATGCATGACTGTCAAGTTCTTTAATAATTCACCATCTCTGTACTTCTGAAAAAACACACTTCTTTTATCTTGTTCTTTTTCTGCTTTGGTACACATGGATATAACTACATCAGCAGCTCTAAATAAAGCATCCCCAAAAGCTACCTGATTTGTTTTAGGGTGTGTAAATTCATCAGCAACCTCTCTAGTGGCTTGTGTACTAACCATAATTGGTATTTCTGTGGATATGGCTAAGTTCTTTAAACCGTAAAATAATTCGTGAGATTGCTCCCACGCTTGTTTTTTAGAAACTCCTGTACTTAATAAATAAACCCCATCTATAACAACAAACTCTGGTTTATGCTGCCTAATTAAAGTTGCAATATCTTCTATAGTAATGCTTACTTTACCTGAAATACCATCACAAATTAATAAAGACCTTTGATCCGCCTCTGTTAAAAACTTTGTGTACTCTTCTTCATCAATTTTATCCCCCCTGCGTAAGGAACTATGAGATAAATTATATCCCATCATATAAGCTAAAACGACATCTAATCGCATATTAATGGATTGAGCAGGCATTTCAGTGGATATGAATAACGTTTTAAAGCCCGCTCTAATCGCCGTAGCGACAGAATGAACACACATCCATGTCTTACCTATAGTAGGCCTAGCAAACATCGAGATAAGCTCTCCGGGCATCCACCCAACACCAAAATCATTTAACGACTGGAAACTAGTGGGTATTCCCATCAAACCAGTACCATTGCTATTACGTTTATCTACCCTAACTTTATATTCTTCTAATCGACTTAAATCACCGGAGTTATATAAATCAATATTTTCATCCATGCCTATTCTAATTTTAGATAAATTAGTTAAAATATTACTAACCGCTCGTTGGGGGTTTTCATCAATCAAATTCTCTGCGTTTCTGACAACTTGTATTGCTTGCTGTCTTATAGAGGATTCTTTAAATCGTCTTAAAGCTTGATTGAAATTCTGGGATTTACTACTTATAGCTAAATCAGGGAATTCCGCTTGTAAAACCTCGACTGAAGGTAATTCGGCTTCTTCATCATAATGCTTTATAATAAATTTGTATGCAGCAGCATGAACGTAAAAATCTGTAACCGAAAAATTAAACTTATCAAAATTTTCTTTTTCAGTTAGATGAAATAATATAGCTGATTCTATAAAGGCATTACTTGCCATCAGATGATTTTCCTACTTTTGAGTATAAAACTCGACTAGAATTCATGTCTTCTAGGTAGTAGTGTATATCATCTCCATCTAACACGTCAATTATCTGCTTTGCTTTATTAAACGAATTATACCTTCCAATTAACCAAACTTCAGATGGTTTTTTTATTGCTATAATCCTAAAAGTAAATTTAGGGGTTTCCGGGGATTCGATTTTTTGAATCAACCCACCTTTCCTGCGTTTTTTCATGTTTACTTACTTTTTAAGTTATACTCTTGTGCTAAATCTAAAAACTTACCTCTCAATATCTGGCGTACTTTATAAGCGGATTCCCCTAAATCTTTAGTTATCTCTTCCATAGTCATACCTTCTTGACGTAACTCTATAAATCTATGTTCTTTACTACTTAATTTTTTACGCGCAATAAAATCTTCAGCCTCAATA